CATTGTTTTCAAACAACATGCTTTGACCATTAGCAAAAACAGCCCAAAAATATAATACCCAAGGTGTCATCCTGACAACCACTCTTTAACATTAAAGCAAGGGCAGGCTTTTGCTGCATAAGAATTGTGAGCAGAAACCTTCTTAATTCCGCGGTGTTTACGTTTTAAATCTTTAATAACTGTACGCAGTGCTTTGTCTTGTTCTGGCGTGTAATTATCTAAGAATTGATCGTCAGCGCAGCCGCCTCTGCCGCCCAAAAGTGTAACGCCAATAGTATTAGCGTTTTTGCCACGACAATGCGCCCCAGAGCGCTCCATTGGTCTAGCAAATCCTACGTTGCCTTTGCGATCCAAGACCACATGATAACCACAATCCGACCATTTATTGTCTTCCACATGCCAGCGCGTTAATTCTGACACAACATCGTCGATTGATCTGTTTTCATACCAGTTTGGCTTTGTAGCTGTGCAATGAATAATAATTTCGTTTATTTTTCTCATTTGTATTGTTCCTGTATTAACTTTTGCTGCTCTTTGATTTCTTGTTGTTGTTTTTCCAAAGCAATAAATTGCTTGTCCAATTCAGACTGATTAGGGAATTTAACAACTTTAGGCTTGGTCATTTGCCAAACCCTCTCATTGTGCGGAAACCAAAAGACGCTGCTATTGACGCGTACATTCCCCATTTCACCCATTCTGGACAGGTTTCCAAATTAGCGAAGCCAACTCGCATATGTTCTTGCAGCGAAGGAACAAAATTAGCTGCTAAAATAAAAACAAAAACTATTGTCCAAAGCTCGTCTTTCCAGCTGTCTTTAGAAGCCTCAATTGCAGACTGCTCCCAATCCGTTTCCGACGTAGCTTTTTTTAAAGCAATCTCAGCGTTAGCTTTTTGGATCGCCGTTTTTCCGTCAATATAAGATCCAGCTAAACCGCCTATCGCGGATACAATTGCGCCAATCATTTTTCTGATCCGCACCATATGGCAAATGCTCCCGTAAGCGCGCCAGTTACGGTTGCGGTCAGGGCGGTGGCTTGTGTGCTAACAATGTCTTGAGGCAGCGACATAAACCACTCAATCACACGAATATACATCACGGTCATTACCAACATCATAAGCCGAGGCATGATTTTCCATGCCAGAATTTTTTCCATTGCTATGCTCATTTAAACTGCTCCTATTTTTGCATTGCCCAAAGGACAAAGCCAATTATGCCAACAACCATAATGCCTAAAATTACAGATGCGCCTACGGTTGCTGCTGCTTCTACTTCTTGTTGACGAACTTCTGCTGCGCGTCGTTCTCTGGCTTTGCGGTGTTTTTCCGCAAGCGCTTGCTCTCGCTGTAATTTCAAAATGTCTTGCCAAACATTGTAACCAAATCGACCAATTATTAATTCTTGGCATTCAGCAATAGCTTCTTTTGCCATTTCCCGATCAAGAACAATTTGCGTAGCTGATTGACCTATGCGTTTTGCTTCTTGTTCTTCTTTTTTAAGCTGATGCGCCCCATTAAATAGCCCATCAATATCCTTGCTTAATGCTGAAATATCTTTAGCGGTTTTAGCTGCCGTTCTAAAACTTTCGATGCTTTTAACAACGAGCGCCGCACCAGCTATAATTTCTGCAACCATAGCTTTGCCTCAGTTTAAACCCCACAAGATTGAAGACAGCAAAACAATAATGGCCGAGGCAGCGCCCACTAAAATTCCTTCGATACGTTTTAAACGAATAAACAGTTCTTTAAATTGAAGACGAGATTCCGTCTCAATTACAGTTATTCGCCTGTCTAAAAACTCAATTTTAGAAAAAGCTTTATCCATGTCGTTATCCATTATTAAAAACCCAAACAAACATTAAACTACATCTACTTTAATTAAATTGACATTTGTGCCGCCGTTGCTCGTAACAAATTCCATTGTTGTTCTAGCATTAGGTTTAATTAAAGTTGGGCTACCTTCAACAACAGACGAAGGTAAGGTTACCTGGCAAGGAGAAGAGGTGTCAAAAAGCGCAATTTTTTTATGATTATGACCACTTAACCACATGTATTTTCCATTATGAGAAAAGCCAAAGCAATAATTTTGGCCATCATCATTTAAAGAAGCAAGTGAAATTTCTTGTCGTGATATGTTAAAACACTCACTCATAACATATGCGCTAGAAAGTGAAGAATGAGCAATTCTTTCATATGTACTTCCGCAAGAAATTAAAGTTAATCCATCTGGCGTTATTGTGAAGCCGCCGTACGCAGCATTAGCATCAACAAAAGCATCACCATTGACAAGTGGGCCGCTCTCGGCACTAACTAAACTGCCTATTGAACTTGCATCCCAAGCTGTGCCAAAATTGTATTTATAAACGTATTCGCCACTGTTCATTACAAATAGCTGCATTCCATCAGAAGTAATATGAAAAGAATATGGATTAGATATAAGCGATTTAAAATCATTATAAACTAAAGTACTTAAACTAAATGGACTGGTCAAAGTCCAATGACGAAGCGCATCAGACCCTGTGCCAAGAATATACATGTGAAGCCCATCGGGACTAAAACAAAAATCTATTCCATTAGATTCATAACCGCCATAATAATAATAATTAGTTTCTGTTGCAACTATAGTTGTAATGTCCCAATTCACAGTAAGTGCATGTTCATAAATTCTATCTTGATTAGCGTTTAAAAAGAATATTTTATCTCCATCTGCGCTAAATCTTATTTGATAAATAGTATTAGATCCCAAAGAAGTTGGCCTATCTACATTAGCAATTGGCTGAAAAGCACGATCTTGTCCTGCTTCGGTTACATCTGGAATATAATAACCTACTCCACCTGATCCAGAGTTAAAGCTATACTGCCATCTTGCTTTCGTAGGAACGTTAGTAAATGTAGGCGATGTTGTTGCGGTCAAAGTACCGTTATCAAAAAAGTTATTATTACCTACGTTTAAAGCTGGGGTTGTTCCCGTAACAGATTCAGACCGATGCAAGCCGCCCAATGCCCCTGTCATTGTGCCGCCACTTGTAGACAAAAGACCGTCACCAGCCGCCGAGCCATTGAGCCAACCCTGACCGCCATTACCTGAAAAACCTGTATAAACTTTTAGTTTATTCTGGGCTGTATTGTAAAACAAATCACCTTCAGCTGGGGTTCCAGTAATTGGATTATATGCTGGATCAGTCGTGCCAGTTTTATATCGGTTAAAGAAATAATTCACGCTGCCTATATTGTCTGCAACAGTATCAACAGCAGCAATATTATCTCCAACAACATTAACTTCAGTGGAATACAAAGACACTCGGCCTATGTCGTAGGCGTCTGCGGCTACTGTGGATATATCAGAAGCTATGCCCGCTACAGTTGTTACATTACCAGATACGCTTGCTACGGTTGTTACGTTAGATGCAATGCCAGCAACCGAAGAAATAGCTGTGCTATTGCTTGCTGCATTTGTGACACTGCTTGATATTCCTGCAACTGTAGTAACGTTAGCAGAAATGCCAGCAACCGTGCCTATGTCTGCTGAGATTTGAGTTACACTAGAAACACTAGCTATGTCTGGTCCTGCTTCTGGATTACCTGTTGTGGAATTAAAGCCAAGCAATCTTCCTGCTCTTGCCGTAGAAGATGGCAAAGTCATGTCGATCGTTGTTGCGTCCGTAAGTGGCGCGTTTAATGACCGTGTTTTGTCAAACTGGTTTTCTTGAAGGTTAGCGTAAATATTGTCAATTTCACCGTTAAGCGCTGTCAACGTTAAATTATCTGTTGTTGAGCGTTTTGAAGATGCTTCTGACGCTACAGTAACAATTGAGTTAGTAACCCCTGTTTGTAGCGTAACAAAATTGCCACTAGTTCCGTAAGCACTGCCTTGAGTAACGCCGTAGGTACTAATTTTAGTCCCGTTTACGTAGACTGCAACATCGTCGCCATCTGCAAATGGGAATGTAATTGGAAACGGCCCTGTCGAAGCTGTTGCCCCTACAGTATAAGCTGCAAGACGATCTGTTTCAGTAGATGTAAGTGTACCCATGCCAATGTTCTCTTATGTGAAACCCATTGGCAGATGAGTAGTTACGCGCAAGCTACGCTTTTAGATTTTAATTTACTAGTCCCGCTGTGTTTCTTTCATAACCGTCAATCAAAGAGTCAAAGAAACTCTTTAAAAACAAGTAGTTTCTAAACGGCAAACCCCAAGATGCCTGATCAAGATCGCCGCTTAACGTACCGCCAATTAAATTCCTTGCCGCAGAAGGCCCAGCCCCCATTAAATCAAACGCTGCATCTGTGCCAGTTGGCTCAAATCCGTACTTTGGACCCCAAGGCATAGGATTAACGCCAAATGCTCCAATAGCTGTTCCTTGAGCAAGATCATGATAATTATGAATTACGCCCATAACGCCAGATTGATCAATAGCCCTTCTTAGCCGCTGATCTAGCGTCATGTTTTCCCAGTGATTGCTGTCTGTTTTAATTGCAGCAACCATGTAAGCCAAACCTAATATCGACGCAATTCCTGACAATCTCTGAGCAGTTGGTTCATCCAAATTAGCAAGCAATATTTTGTTAGTTGCAGCTAAAGAGTAATTCCAAAAAGTAAATGGCAATGCCATTAAGCCAGATTGAACTTTCCAATAATCTCCCTGCTGTTCCCAGCCCATTGCTTCCGCTGCCGTATCAACTTTTGCATTGCGTTTAAGGTAAACAACACCGTCTGAAATGATAGGTTTGTCTGCCGCTGTTGCCGCAATAATAGTGTTTTCGTTGCCTTGCTTAACTGCGGCTCTAAAATAACGGACTAAATTTTCGTCGTTCCATTTGTCGGTATTTGTCATCCACATACCGTCGACTTCTTCCATTGGCTCGTCGGCCATTTTCTTAGCCATTGCTTTGGAAATGCCAAATCGTGACAAATATGCAATTTCTTCTGGCGTTGCCAAATCATCAGCAACCAGATTGATTTTATCCAGCAAATCAGGAACCCGTATGCTGGCATCCAATTCTTTTAATCTGGACGTTACTGCTGCAAGCCCATTCCAAAGAAAGTATTTGTTTGCAGCCACTTTAAGATAAAACTCAGGCCGAGAAGTCATTGCAGCTTCAACGCCAGTTTCGGAAAAACCAGACAATGCTGTACCCATATGAATGTCCATAATGGCACCAGATTTATGTCCTTCTAGCGCACCAGCTTTTGAAATCTGCCCTAAAGCACTATCCAAATCATGGAATGCTGCTTGGAAAGATCGCGCTGCGCCGTGGCGCATAATAAGCGCACCAAATTCAGTAACCGCTGATAATGCTGACGTTCCCATAAATGCCAAGTGGCTCCAATCTTTAAGAACCATTGCCGCCCTGTTGTCGATACGATCAGGGTTTTTGTAAACGCGATTAACAACCCTATCCACAGAGTTAAGAATGTCGCGCTCCATTTCAGAAGCGTGATCTTTCGCTGCTTTTTGTATCTTACGATCAGTGTCAAAGAATATACGTTGTAAAGGATCAATAAATTGCTTGGGAATGCCAAACTTATCGTCTATCGCTTGAAATAAACCATGCAATTTATCAGCGTCTTGCAATTTGCTACGACCTATAAATGCTTCAATTCTTGTATCAATATTTTTAGTAGGCATTAAACGTTCAAAACGAGTAGTAGATACACCAGTTTTTTTAACCATAGTAGGTCGCGGCCCTTTAGAACCAGAAACTATTGTGAATCTAAAAGGTTCATTGCCAGAAGAAAATTTCCATGTGTTTCTACCTAACACAAATTTGTCAAAAACATCTTGACCAACATTATTAATTAAAAACCCGTCAATAGCTTTAACTCTGCCAGCGGTATCTTTAGCAACATTGCCCATATGAATGTCTACTGGCATGTATCCAGCTTGCTCAATGTCTTTTAGAAATAATTGATATTCAGCTTCGGATACGCGCGTGTTTACTTTAGGCATAACCTCGACGTATAATTCACCAACTCTGGTTCTAAATTCTGGCGCTAGAATAAAGTCGCTATCGCCATAGTTTTCTTTAAATTTAGTAACGCGAACAACTTGGCCTCGGCTTTCAAATACCTTTTTAAAAACGCCTTCGCCTAAATATTTTAAATCTCTAAAGCCAGCTTCATACAAGACTTCGGCAACTTTAGCTAAATCAGGATGCTGTGCAGATAATGCTTCAAAAGATTTGTCTGTTTTTAATTTTAAAGAGATTGGGCCGCGCCCCAAAAACTTGTCAAACCACCGAACTTTTATTGCAGCAGTTTCAAGTGGATTGCTTTCTAAAAGATTTGCTGCCGTTGTGCTTACTGCATTAGAAGTTTTACTAAGTTGTTTGCGTAATTCTTTTTCAAACTTGGCAATCTCAGCATCACGGCGCGGCAATTCATCTAACGCTCTGTTAGCAAATAAAACAGTTTCATTCTGTTTCATTTTTGCTATCTGCTCTCCTAATCCTTGTTCCCAAGTTACACCGTCTGCTGGTCGAGCAAACGTCCGAGCCATTTCAATAGCTGGCCCCATTCGATCCACATACATCTTGCCGACGATGTTGTAGTCCGTTTCTATAAAGTCAGCGATCCCGTTGCCTAATGGCCCGTCTTTTAACAACAGCGAGTTTTGAATGTTAAACACACGGCTGCGCCCAAACGTAGGGCGATGCGCTTCGCGGAATTGAGCAAGCTGACTAGGCTCACCTTCTTGCAGCAAATCATCAATAAACTTGTCGGCTCTGGCCTCAATAGCTTTAGGCGCAGTGCTGGCGCGTACTGTTGTCCATTGTGCGTATTCTGGCGCGCTTAAGTAGTCTAATGACAGTTTAGTTTCTCTTGCTTGAAGCCTTGCTTTTTGTTTATGCCAAGCTTTAGTTTTGAACTTTTTTGCTTTATGACGATTTAAAGCGTCTGTTGCTTCCTCAAGCAACTCTTTAGCTTCTTTTTTGCCTAACACCCAAGTATCAATGTACGGCTGCTGCTTCATATGAGGCATAACAACCTGACGCTTAAACGCCTCGCGGTTTTCTTCAATAGCTTTTGCCAGATAAACCCGCGTAAAGTATTCTTCTGCTGGACCTGTTTCCGCAGATTTTGCCTGGTCTCTTAATTCTTGAATGCGGATTAAATCGTCGTTTAGCTCACCTAAACGCGCTGCATATCTATCTTTGTCAGATTTACTTAAAATAACATCAATGTCTTTTTTTACTTGAATTTCAACTTCATCAAGAGCCATTAGCTTTTTAGAAATCAAACCGCCTTTTTGAGAAATAACGCCAAATTCTACAGCCGGTATTCTAAACTTTTCGTAGAAGGACTTAACTTCCGTCGCCATTTCGTTAATTTCGGGAATGCTGTGTTTTTGACCAGTAATTAAAGTCTTAGAAACCTGATCCCTAAATTCCCCAATCGACAAGGCTTTGCTACCGTCTGCCTTGTTGCGAGTTACGGCTTTGTTAATGTTCATGCCAAGAAATTCGTTTTCATCAAGGCCAAGGTATTTGTTAAATATCCTGTCCTCAGACGCAATCATTGTATCAACTTCGCCGTTCCACGTATCTCTGCGAGAAAATACAGATGCGACGCCCATTCCGTCCGCGTCAGACCCACGCGCAAACCCGCCATCGTGAATAAGCAAATCCATTAATGTGCGTGTTTCTGCATTTAACGCATTTCTGTGAATACGTTTGTAGGGGCTGTCAGTTAAACGGGCCAACGCTTCCAGCCTTGAGTTTTGCAATATTTGGTTATTTTCAGCGCGGTATTTACTAACTGCTTCGTCAGCTTCTTCTATAGCTTTGCGAACAAACCCAGCTTGGACTTTTCCAAGAATAGGTATTTCAACACCATCAATATTAACCTTAGCCTCCGCAGACCTAAGACGCTCCATAGATGCCGCTTTTTGAATTTGCCATTCAGCAAGTTCGTTTGGTGTAGACACGTTTTCTGGTGTATTTCCCCGTTTGTACCATTCCAAAGTAGAGCGTTCATCAACTAGGATTTCCCCATTGTGAACAGCAACGCCTTCGTTTTCTTTTAATTTGGTTCTAATTTCTGGCTTTAAATCTTTTTCGTCAACAAAACGTACTTTAGCTGTTTTGTCACCGCCAATATCCAAGTTGTCAGAATTGCGGGATATGCCTCTGCTTGCAGCAATTTGCTGCGTCATATCGTTAATTAACGTGTCTCGCGCACCTCTGCCGTACATGCCGCCAAAGCCACCGCCTAATAGCCCCGCAGCGCCCGTCGCAATGCCTACACGCGCTAAACTATCCATTCCTGTCGCACTAGGGTCATAACCAGACCTAAGTTGCTCTAAACCCGCTTCTACGGGAAAAGCCGCCGCCGAACTTTTTAAACCTGTTCTAATGAAATTTCCGCCAAAACCACGAATAGCACTTGCGCCAAAGCCAATAGGCACAGCCATGGTAAGCAAACTGTCTGGATTAGACATTGCGCCTAAAAACATTGCAGACGCATGATTGCTTACTTGCCGCCGACGATTGCGTTTTTGTTCAGCCTTTATATTTGTAAGCAAGAAATTGTAATGCGGTCTGCTAATAGCTTTAGAAAGATACCTAGCTTCTGAAATTCCCAATCCTGTTCTTCTAGCTTCGGCAACACCATCAAACTCAGTATTTACATAACGAACTTTGTCTATTTCGTGTTTAACGTGCCGCACAATTCCTGCGTCTGTCCATTCGTCTTTAAACGTCTGCCACCATGTATCAGATAATTGCTGACCGCCGCCGCCAGACCCGCCTCTTGTTTTGTAACGGTCTTCGTAAGGTTTATTGCTTACAGGCGCTAATACGCCAGTATCACTATCATTATCTCCTTCGGATCCTTTTTCTAATTCAAGCCCTTTTCTCCAAGGGGGTATAGTTCCGCTAACTTCATCTGTTGGATAGAACTGCCTGTCTGGATTAAACCCTGCTGAAAAAGTTCGTAACGGGACATTTTCACCATGACCATTAGAACCAACAGTACTGCTTCCAGAAATGACAGGTGTACCGCTGTTTTCTAAAACACTTTGAAATTCATTTGCACCTACTTGTGCAGAGTTATTTGAAGTGCCGTCGTGGTATCCTTGACCTCGTTTTAAACGGTGTCTTTTTTTTCTATGATATGTGTCTTGCAAAACAGGCAAAGCTGCCCATTCCATAGAAAGTCTATTGCCAAATTCTTCTGTAGATATACGGCCTGATTTCCAAGCAGGATAACCTCGTCTATTTAACAAATGTAAATTTGCTTTGTCTTGAGTTTCTTCGTTATACAAATCGTCTAGATTAATTACGCCATTACGCACTAAACCAGACAGCGTTGTATAAACAATTTGCCCTGCGCCAGCAGCACTAAATTGTCTTTCTAATGGCAACTCGGTGCGATTTCTTTGTTGCCAATGCAAAACTTCTTTAACTGTCAATTCAGTCAAAGGTTTGTCGGGACGAATTTCCGTCCCATGGTTCCACATATTATAATCGCTTTCACCTTCGATGCTGTAGATAAAATCTAAAAGGTTGCGTTGCTGGGCGTCCATTATTTAAACCAATCTGGATTTTCTTGCTTGTAAGTTTCAAGCATTTTTTTGGCTTCCGGAGCTGTTATCTTCCAGCCGTTGTCCCTCATTTCAAGTATTAAAATTTCTATATGGAATGATGGAGATTGCCGTTGTTTTTCTGAGAAACCTGAAATTATTACATCCCGTAAATATCGACCATCATCATCATTTTTGTCCCAGAGTTCTGAAACTTTAATTTTAGTATCATTACCTTCAATCGTATTATTTAAAACAGTGTTAGCTCTTTTTGCTGAAATTGGCCTATCAACAACTAACGCTTCATCTTTTGCTGTTCCTCTATTTGCGCCAGTTTTGTCTTTACCAACGTATAGTTCAGCTGCGTGTTGCGACTTTTCTTGACCAGCAACTACACCACCAACAACTGCTTCTGTACCTTCACCAACAATATCAACAGTTGCTTTTGCACCAGCCATGAAATCAGCATCTGCTTTTTCAAGCATAGTGCTGTCGCTGTCTGCTGCACCGCCTTGATCGGTTGCATCGCTTACAGGAACAGCCATACCGCCGCCCATAAGTTTAAAGAAATTAAAGTCGCTATCAAAAATTGAACCGTCATTTATGTCGTTTGCCAAATCCTCAAATTGCTGGCTTGTAAATCGCTCTACTGCGGCTGTGTGATCTGCTAACGGTTGATATGGTTCTTCTGGATTTATAACATTCCACAACCCAGCTTCGTCGCGCATTAAAATTCTGTAAGCTGGATTATCGCCACTGCTCGGCACATATTCCGTCATGTAATGAACGCCAGCTACATAAAGTTCATTATCTTCAAAATCATCATACTTTGCACTAAAAGTACCAGATTTTAGAATTTCCTTAATTTTATGATCGATAACCCCGTCAAGGATTGTAAATCCCATTTTTCTTGAGCCATAATCTTTTCTGTAAATTTCCGCTTCTTCATGCGTCATAAACAAATCAGCAGTGGCCATATCTTCAACAGCTTCAACAACAGGCTTTTTAATATTTCGCATTGCCCATTTACCCAAAGCTTTCCAAGCTGTCGCTTCGGGAGGGTCTTTCATATACATATCAGGCGCGTGCATAGTTCTGCGCGTTGTGTATTTGCTGCTTTCAAAACGACCAGCAAAAGCATTGCGGGTCATTTGCAAAGCTTCTTCTACTGGATTTCCATGCTTGCTTTGTGCTTGCAATAAAAACGCACTTTTAAAGTAAATTGCGGCTTGCTGCATTTCAGACGGGTCTACAACTTCACCGTCTTGATGAAACGCTTTGTCAGGAAATATATGCTCAAGCAAACCTTTTGGCTGAGAAAGCCACGCAGCTACCGCGTTATCAATTTCATTTCCTTCAATACCAATTAACGTGCCAGCTTGGTTAGGGTTCCAGAAGTTTCGCCAAGTTTGGTCTGCTTCTTTCATGATAAATTTATCAAGCATTTGACCGTAAATAGCGTCGCCGTTTCCTTCTTTGTCTATTTCGCTTATTCTTTGAACATAACCAGTTGCTTGCTCTAGCGCATAATCAAAGCTGGAACCTTGATCGTGCATAATCTCAAGCATTTGCATAAAAGCGTGGCCTTCTTCGCCAAACGCATCAACAGTTACGTCTTTAACATTGCCTGTTAATCCAGAATTACCTTGTTCTTTAAAATCTTTGTAAAGCGTAAACAAATTAAAAGCTTGGTCGTGATCTAAGCTATGCTCCCAAGAGCGCAATGCTTCTTTAATTGCAGTTGGCACATTGCCATTATGTTTTGAAATTTCAACTATTTCATGACGTTGTTTTTCTGTCATAGGAACAAGCTTGCCTTTTGCATTAGGCACCATTCCTGTTTTAAACATTTCCGCTGTAATTGGCATTTGTTTGCCATTAACAATCGGCAATCCAATTTCTGCGCCAAGCCAAGTGTTGTAAAGAGGCGCAATTTTTTTATCTAACGGTATATCACCTTGAATTACTTGTTCTAATAATCCTCTGTTTTCAATATCAGTTTGAGCTTGTTTTTCTCTTGCGTTGGCTTGTGAAATGTAAGTTCCAAGTAATGCTGCAAATCTATCGCCAGCCGCTTTGTTGTAAGTTTTGCCTAAAGCAAAATCGCCCGGAATTGTAGCGACACCTTCGTTCATTGGAAAAATAGCCGTCCAGTTTTCTTGAAAACCTTCTTCTATATCTGGATGACCCATAATTACGTTATAATCTGGGAAAAAATTAGCTAACGCTTCTGCTTCCTTTTGACTTCTAGGCATTTCTAATGCGTGGCTAAGATTAATTAAATCTTTTGCTTTAGCTGTCCTTGGATTAAGATCGGCATCTGCAAAAATACGAGCATGTGCTGTTGCATCTAACAGCGTTTGAATGTGTTTTTGCTTTTGGTCTCTAGCTAGAATATCTTCCTGTTCATTCATTATTCTAGTCATATAGCCAATCATATTAGCTCTAGCTAAATCTGGCTGTCCGCTAGCAATAAGACCAATTAAATTCATTCTTGCAGACTTAATATAAGGAGGATAACTGCTGCGGCGAATGTCTTTGTCCAACAGCATTTGCGCTTGACCAACGCTAAACTGTGCATCTCCTAATTCTTTTTGTGCAATTGTTTGAAACGCACCTCTAAATTCTGGCGGTAATCCGTCTTCTAATTCACCTAAACTTGCAACGACAGCTTTTTCAAATCCTTCTAAATCGTTTTCATATTCAATCTGCGTTTCATCAATACGCATTTTTGCAGCCGTGCCGATTTCATCAATCATTCGGTCAGTAATACCCGCGTCATATGTTTGACGGGCAATGCGCCCCATTTCTGCCGCTCTGTTTTCGGGAATTTGAGGCGCACCAGTTTTAGGGTCTTTATTAAAGATTGCCTCCCTAACCATTGCCTTGCCTTTAAGTTCAGCTTCTCCTGCAAGCATACGTCCCATTTGGCGAGAGGTTTCAATAATTCCCTCAGCAACATTACTAAGAACTTCGCCCATTGGGTTGTTAGGCATTTGGACAGGCTGGATAGAGCGTGTGTCTCTAACTTCAATTGGCTTACGAACTACGGGCATTAGTCATTCCTATCCTGTAAAGAAACTTTTAAAATTACCCCAGCTTTGTTTGTAGCCATCAAACGTTTGTTTGCGCCAATCTTTGGGTTTCATTGCTGACTTTTTATCGTGATGATAAGTGTCAGAGTAGGTTTGTGCGCCTTCAACCAATGTATTTGCTGCTTTTAAATTGCCAGAAAGCCGCGCTGCTGCTGCATCCATTTGACCGCCAATCATCGCCATTGCGCCTTGGTTTTTGTAATTAAGCTTTTCAATATCTGTGTTTGCAGACAAACGAGACAAAGATTTTTGCGTGTCTTTTTTCATGCCTTTATCAATTGAATTAAAAGACGCCATATCCAAACCAGAAAACATTGCTGCTGCTATATTGTCTTGAATTTGCAAAGCCATTGCCGATCTAATGTCGGATTCGCCTTCAAATTTACGAGCATCAGCCAAAACGCCCATCGCATCCATTTGAGCTTTTTCAAATTTAGCTTTGGTCATCGCGTTTTGAGCGTTTATTTTACCAGCTTGATATTGACCGTAGGCACCTATAGCGGCGTTGCCCATCATCATTTTAGATTGCGCTTGTGAGTTGCTTTCACACATTATCTGTCCTCACACATATACATTGAGAACAGCCCCACGCATGACTAATCGCCCTGCTGTGTTGCCCTCTATTTTTAAAGTAGGATCGCGGCCCCAAAGACCGATGTAATATTCTCGCCAATCATCTACAGGAATAACTGCCAAATCATCGGCTACGTCTAATCCGGTGAGAACATCGACGCCTTGTATTGTTCCTGTTGCTGCTTTTTCCCAGCTTATAGTTGCTGAGACTAAGCGCTGCTGTTGACCAATGCGCGTACCTGTTTGAATGCCAGCAACGGGAGCATGAAACTCTACGTTCCAACTCATAGGATCACCAATAGTTACGCTGGTTACGCTGGTGTCATTAATAAATGCTTTTGTGGACGCAGCCACAGACACATCTCCGTATGTGTAATAGCCAAAATACGCTTGCTGCACCCTGCCATCAATGTTGCTTGCAGTCCAAGAGGTTGTTGCTGAACTGTTTGTTAAAACCTCGGAGAAGTCTGTTGTAATGTAATTCTCGCTTTCAGTATCAAACCTAAGAATTACATATTCATTAGCACCCGACGATGTTCCGTTTACGTCTAAATTGACTTGCCTTTTGCCTACTGCAAACAAGCGCGTTCCTAGCGTAGCAACAGAAGTAAAACTGCCGTAATCTAAAGTCCAACGCATCCAGCCAAAGCTATCATCAGCACGACTAGAGTGTAAAACCAACATTGCACCGTCTGTTTGATTTGCAAAGAGCAAGTACGGAGTTGTAATAATTGCAGAGGCCCCGTCAAATACTGTAACATCTTTTGGTTCCTTTACCCAATCTGGAACAACAATTGAGGCTGGCAATGACGAGTATTCTGTAATGCGTGTGTCAGTGGCAAATTCACGAATAACCAACCCGTTAAAATCAACGTAAAATACACCGCCATCAAATTTGTGTGGTTGCGTGTATGACGCGCCATGTTCTGTCGCGGACACAATACGCACCGAGGCTTGAGATATAGCTTCAGTTGTACTTCCTGGGACATAAATTTCGTCGTTATCTGTAAAAAACATTAAGTCATATGCTGCAACAACATGTCTAATTCTGGATTGGTTTCCAATGCCGTACAAAGCTATTGCTTCAGTTACATTACCTGTGCCTAAATCAAAGTTTCTAAATTGACCGAATTGCGATCCCCAAGCTGCATTTGGCAAAGAGTTTGTACCCGCCATCCAAAGTCTTCGCTCATGCACCGCGCATGTTGTAGGCCAACCTCTTGCTGTAGAAAATGCCGGTTCTTTTAAGCCTTTAATTCCAGACAACACAAAACACAAAACACTAGCGCCGCCAGCTAATATGTCATTGGTCGCATTTGCATTTCCATAAACTTCAAAAGTATCAAGACTTATTATTCTTGAAATTGTGTAAGCAGCGCTAATGCCTGATGATGTGCTAGTTGAAGCAGTATTAAGAGGTGCTAATGAGGCTGTAGTTAATACTAATCTTGCATCATCAGACCTAGACAATCCTGCAAAATACACTTTATCGCCCACACTAAGCCCGTGGTTAAAAAAAGAAACCTCGACTAATCTTGAGTCTTTTTTAAGGTAAAAAGGATCTGTATCTAATTTTTTTTGAACGTCAGTTATAACTGTTACTCGCGCTTCTCTAGCGCCAATTACCGACGTTATTTTATATTCGCCGTCTAATAATCTAACGTGTGTATTTACATAATCTGCTGTAAACAAATCTTGGTTAGATGTTATTGTACCTGTTCCGGTTAATGTACTTGCAGTTGGAACGTTTGGAAATGTAGCGCTGTCAATTAACTCAACGCCCTGCAAGCGTGATGTATAAGCTTGAGAAGTTCCTGCTGACATCCAAACATTTGCAATAATTTCTAATGAGTCATCAACAAATTGATAAAACGGCGCTTGCTGTGTACCAGTTTGCAAATCAAACCCAAAATCAAAATTACTTAACGCAAATGTTCCATCAGTCCTGCGTCTAATAATTTTAGTGTTAAATGTTGCGTCAGCTAATATTAGGCTGTCGCCTTCAGACGCTATAGATATGTAATCTACGTTTGATGTTGTTAACCAAGATTGCCCACTATATCGTATAACCATTGTAAGCGCGTCAGTGCTTGGTGTGTAAGTGTGTATTTCAATTTCTTCTTCTGATGGTTTAAACACAATTAAATATTGATTGGTGTCTGAATAGTACCAAGGCTCAATTCGTATTGCAGACGTAAAACCTTTTATATATTTAGTTCCCCATCTGCGCCCCAGCCGACCATCGCCTAAAACCATCATGTTATTAGCTTCGCGCACAGAAGATGTGTACGCTTGCGCGTCTTGCCTTATTCTAAGACCTGATCCCGTTCTGCCTTTGCGAAAATCTGCGCGGAAATCTGTTAATGTTGGCATCAGATATTCCTGTGAGTGCGACGGCTTTTAATAAACATTTTAGTATCTAAACGCGGCGAGGTTCTGCCCTGCGCGTCACGCGATCTAGCTTTAATCATCATAGCTTCGCCCTGCTGAGCTAAAAACGCTGCTGTTTCTTTATCTTGAGTAATTGGCATACAAATAGCGGATGCAAGACAAAGAACATATGCTCTGCGGAAATATCCGGGCCAACTTTCTGCGCCGACTGTGTTTGTGTATTCAACAGTAACATTATCAATAGAATTAGCGTCAACATTAACCGCAATTTTAGGCCCAAATCTGTCAAAATCAGCAATAAAATCGCCTACATAAACGGTTTGAATAGTAATCGCGCTAGTAGGCAATTGATATAATCCCGTCCACGGAACAGGTGGTGTTTCTACTAATCTAGCAAGAATGGCTCTGTCTCGCGCAAATCGCCAAGGATAAGCCGACAATTCATCTTCAAGTATGTCAGAATACAGCCTGTTAATAGTTTTTGCGGGAAGTGTTTGCTCTGTAAAAGAAGCAATAGACGGAACGCCCAATTGCGCTAATGCCGCGTTTGCTACTTTCAAAGATGAATTTGAAACAGATAATGGCGTAACGGTCATTTCAAATCCTTTAATTAGGTTGGGGAAGCGGTAGGAAGAAAACCCGCTCCCCCAGTGTTTAGCCAGCCCAGTCTGCCACCAGAACTGGCTGAACCATTTAGGAAGGCGCTGGCGACAAAGTAGAAACTTTATACATGCCACTGTCTTCAATAATGGTTGCACCGAGCGACATTGAAGAAACGCACGACCAAGCAGAACGAGTGTTCTCGTAATCCCAGATTGTGCTGATTTCTTTGTTTATGCCGTGTCCGACTGCTGTGCGGTGCCACGCAAGGTTAGTCGCAACATTGGTTGCTGCAACGCCGTGTGCAATATTCGGGAGAGGCATCCAAAGAGTACCCATCCAGAATTTTGCAGTAAGCGATCCCTTAAAGGGCAAGTTTTCTGAGCTGACATAATCAGCGTTTGCAAACTCTGGAACCTTTAAAAATTGCGCCCATGCGTAGGGGTGCAGCGCACAGAAACGATTGCCATCGTCAGGCACTTCGTTGACTGAGAATTTAGTCACAACAGACATTGCTGTGTTAAAATCCCATACGCCTGTAGCATCACCAGCGTCAGTAGAGTTTGCGCCAGTTTCCATTGCTGCAATTAGAACTTCGTCTGTCTTTTTGCCAAGAGCAGCAGCGTGAGCGCGCGCATGTGCGCCTTTTTCATCGATGTTCTCTTTGAGCATATCCAGATCATCGATCAGCGTTGGCACGTAGTAATCTGCCATAGTTGCAGAAACTTTGCTGTGCGCTGGATCAAGAAACGTGTGTGTGCCATTACGAGTTTTAGTATTTGCCGACAGTGTTCCAAATTTTTGGAAATGCACAGTCGAGCCTTGCACAGTACCTTTGCGGGTAGTGTTAGCTAGGCGAGAACCATACTGACGATACAGTAAGTGTACGTCCGCGTTATATTCTTCAATAAACGCATTGGAGATTGTAGATGCCATTTTTTTAGCCTCAGTTGAATTACAGGAACAAAGCGGGTGTTCCTCTAATCAACATCGCGGGTATTCCTTGCGGAGCCGTTTGCGATCTTCGGGGCCGACAAAAAAACCGCTGCGCTAAAAGTATTTCAAAGTCAACTTCTACGCCGATAAAACTTTCCTACGTCATTAAAACCCATACGTTCGTAAAATTTTCCCGTTCTTTCTGCTGTAATTCCAGTAGAAACGCCCAGGCTAATAACTTTAGCGCCTTTTGCTTTTGCCCATTTTTCATAAGCTTTCAGCAATCTCATTGCTGCGCTAGTTCCTCTGTAAAAGGGCGTAACGTACAGTGTTAAATCAGACGCCAGCAAATCCTTGCCAAACCAATGCTCACAAACCAAACCGACAAAAAGGCCAGCAATGTCGCCGTTTTTATCTACTGCAACAAAGCCGCAGAAATTGTCCTGCTCAATTTGCTGCCAAACGGAAAACATTTTGTTTTTGTCAAAGTCCAAGTCACTAAAATACCCTTCTTGGTGCAATTGCATTCCAAGAACAGTACAAACGCCTACATCTTCGGGGCGCATTTCTCTAACAATCAAAGTCCTTGCTGCTTAGAATACATTTCCCAATTACGGCGCACCATAGCCGTATATTCAGCGTTTTCACCAAATCTGGGATCAGCTTGCATTTCCCTAATGCCATCGCGGGTTAAAGGCTTGCTTTGCTGGCTTGTTTGAATATCGTCAGGCGCAAATCCACGATCTGCGTTTTTATTCATTATATATTCAAAAAATTCGACGCCACTTGCGTCCGTCATAATATTGGACACTTTTTCAAAATGCTTTTCGTCAACATTGGCAGATACCCATTTGTTGACTTTTTCAATTCTGGTTTCTGCATTTTTGCCCAGCTTTTCAACTTCTGCGTCAAAACTGGTTTGTGTTTTTGCGTAAACGTCAGAAATCAGGCTTTTAAAAGCATCTTCTCCAACATTGTTGGTTTTGGCCCATTCTCGTAAAGTTTGATCTACTTCTTCTGGCGGTGACTGAAATCCTTCGGGATACGCATAGTCATCAAGGCTTTCTGGTACGCCCAAAGATTTAGCGTAATCTGACGCAGCTTCCGCTTTGACTTCTTCACGCAAATCATCTGTTTTCTTTGAATATGCCCCGTATAATTCGTTATACGCTTTGGCTTGATCTTCGGGCGAATTGAATTTCTCCAATAACCAATCTGGACGTGCGTTATCTGCCGATGCGGGTGCTTCCGTATCGGGCTGGAACATCGACCCAGTATCCTGTGATGTTTCTTCTGATGTAGTGGCAGCTTCTTCAGTCATTTAGTTTCCTTTAGGGTTCGTTCTTAATCTGCGAATAATAGCCTGTGCTTTGGGCGAAATGTGGTTCATTGCGTTTACATGCCTAGTAACGCTTGTAGGTAGAATAGGATTAGTTGCTGGCACTGGCGGTAAATGAGAACCAAGGCTATGAAGATTACCTTTAGCTTTTCGTCCTTTGGGCGTTTTGTCCTGCATTTTATCTGCCTTTTGGTTTTGTTTTACGTCTGTAATCAAGAATACCAGCTAGACGCCTCATGCCTTCTTGCATCCTTAATTCTGCATCTGTGCAGGACGGGTGCATAACGGCATTAATAGATATGGATTTAATGTAATCCATAAGAGCATCGCCATCGTCGGTATTCAGTACGTTTCGGCAGAGTATGTTTATTTGTTCTTCAGCTTTCTGAGGACGCCCGTAACCGTCAATAGAGTTTTCAGCCAGTGACCGAACTTCCTCGATTTTTCGTTTTACAGCGTGGTTATTCAATAACCTGTACCGCCGCCTTTGCCGCCTTTTTTAGTTGGCTTTTTTTTCATTTCTTTTTCCCATAGTTTTCTGACCATTTATCCAAAGCTGCACGACGATTATGATATTCCCCCACTGTAAATTTATGAGGATCTCCTGCTTTAAGGCTTTCAACTGTCGGCGCATTTTTTTGAAGGTTTGAATACATTTTACCGTGTTGGTTCATGAAGTTTCTGCCTTCAGACGAAAAATAAGTAGTTAGCTTAGGAAACCCGCTTTTTCGCATATATTTAGCGTTGTGGCCTTCCTTCGACGTTCCTACTCTGCTTTTTCTAACTCCGCTCATTGCATCAGACCTTGTTGCTGTGGCGCTGCTGCTTGCGCTTGTTCCATTTGCGCTTGCTGCATCATTTCAGCTTGCGCTTGCATAGACTTCATTATTTCTGGCGCAGACTTATAAAGCTTGGTTTCCAAACCCATGCGCTCCTGCATCCAAGTGTGCAATTCTTCCAGATTATACATTTGGGTTGCAGCTTGCGGCCCAAACATTTGAGCGCGGATTTGAAAGTCCTGCATTAACTTTTGTACGTCTTGCCCGTGTTGAGCTTGCGCTAAAGGAGAAATAGCTCTGATTTGAATAGCGCGACCATTTACAACAGGTAACTGAATGTCGCCGCGTTTTTCTAAAAGATACAAAGCTCGACGCATGTAAGGCTGAATAAATTCATAGAACACTCGCGCAAACCCCGCAGAGGTGCGGTGCGCTAAATCAGCCATACGCTCTGAAACTTCATAAGCTGTGGCTGGCGTTTTGTTGGGATCAGACAGCATATCATTATACATGGCACGTTTAATGTTTAGGCGCTGATCGCCTAACACTACGTCTTGCATATTAAAATTGCCTGTGCTGCCTGTAATTGGCTCAAGCCCACGGCTTCCAATTTCCTTAGTAATAATAGTCCCTGGCAAAAGAGAAATATTGTCAGCGTTTACAGTGCCTTCGTTGTCTGTTTGGTACATTCCAACAATCGACATTGCTGCGTTTTCCAAAATCATTTCCACCATTAGGTTAGTGGTTCTGATTGCGCCCATAGCGTTAAGCAGGGGACCGCGCCCCCAAGTTTCTCCCGCTGCCGTAGACCAGCGAAATGCTATAAATGGATTAGACCCTGCGCCTTTGGTTTTACGCACTTGCAGGATTTCACTGTGATTTTCGCACACAACTACGCTGTAATGGCATTCTTCATCTGCTGTATAATCGCGGTATGTATATTCAATAATATCCAGTTCTTTATCCGCACTATTCGTTATGTCCGAATAGGTTTTCATCATCTGCTCGGACTTCATATCGGGATAGCGAATAGGCAAATGCTGGGCTTTGACTTTTTGGCAACGATAAACGCCGCCAATCATATCATCGGCTCCACGCTCAATATAAACGTCTGTTATTGGAATTGCGCGATGGTGAAACGCACTATCGCCTTTGCCTTCTTCAAACAAAAGAACGCCCGTAGAAATAGCCATATCGTGTAGGCTTTCGGCGGTTTCTTGGGCAAAATTAGAGTTCCAGATTTCTTCAAACACAAACTTATTAATTTCGTCTAAATCACGATTGACAGCTTTTTTATCCCTTGGATCAATCATTGAAGACGCATCAAGTTTAACAAACTCGGTAAACGGCGGCATTAAGCCAGCTTGCATTCTGGACACAAATTCTGACACAGCATTTGCGCCAGTTTCGTCAAATATGTCTTCTGCTTTATCTATAGGATTAAGCATGTGAAAACGCTTACGGGCTGGCATAGTTAGACGCAAAGCATCGTCGTATAGACCTTCTAGCCTTTGCCTTTCCGCTTTTGCGTGATTGCGGCGTTCTACGATTGTTTTAGCATCCATCATGTTAAATCACGCTGCAAAGAAAGAACGGCTAGAAAACAAACCGCCATTGCCCTTAAATTTATTGCTTGTTGCCATTGCTCCGCGACGAGAAGCGTATTCTTCATTTCTTGCTGATAAAGCTGCTGTACTTGATTTAGCGGCTTCCGCATCTGCTGCATTTTTAGTTTCTTCTGACGCTTTTCTTGCTGCTGTTGCTTGGCGATTAGCTGCTTTTTTAGCTTGTTTTGTTGAATGAACAGTAGCACCAGCACTAGCTGCTGTTGCCATAGCCATCATTGTTATTGGTTCACACATAATTTAACCTCCAAAAAAGTTTCTGCCGCCAACTAAACCGGCACTGCCTCTTGGTTGCGCTACTTTTCTAACTTTTTTTGCACCACTTGATGCTGTTCGCCTTGCAGATGAAGCCGCTGCGTAAGCTGGAGTTTTTGAAGCTACTTTTGAAATTGGCATCGGTATGCCTGATTGGTCTGAAAGTTTTCTAGCAAGTTGCTCTAATGGTAGCGGATTGCTACCAGACCCTTTGCGAAAGCCCGCACTTTGCCCTATTAAGGTGTGGCCCATCTGCTTGCTTGCTTCATTTGTGCACACAACTTTGCTCCAAATAACTCTAATTATCGGGACGCTTTGCTTATCATGCCTTTAAGTCAAGCCTATCTACCTCTGGAAAGAATTGACTGCCTGTTTTGCTGTCTTGCGGTCATAGAACTACCGCGATTAAACAGGTTTTGCTTGCGATTTGCCTGTATCGACGGTTTGGCGTGTGGATTACGCCCAATTATTTTTTTGCCGTAGCCCATTCTGAGAAACATATACTGTTCTGCATCGCTGACGTGGCTGTAAATTGATTTTTTATCGATTTCCTCACGATCCTTGAGGTAAGAGTACCCGCCTTTTTTGGCATTAACCAAATATGTGCAGTTTGGAGACAGAAAATAAGCGGGTCTACCGTCTATGAGTGTGTTTAGCTGAGTTTCTACAGCCCCTACACGAATAATGGGATCATTTGACCAAGCTGGCTGCACATCTAGTCCCGCTGCTTTAAAAATCTGGTATGGCGTAACGCTATCTGTAGTAGCGCGGTCTTCGCCACGCGGATCGCCTGTCATTACAATAGAGTACCCATAATAATGCTCTTTGATATGATTGCTGAGAAGGGTGGCAAATTGTTTGGCGTTTGTATCTCTCGTTACCAGTTCGTCAAAAACCCGCACTTGGCCTCTTACATCCTGACCGAATGACGCCGCTGGGGTTAATCCAAAGTCTATACCGATATGTATTGGCAATCCTTCTGTTGCGCCAAATTGTTCGTCGGCAACGTGCATTTTCTCAGAAAAACCGCGATATACAGGACGCCCAGCAAATATGCGCCCTATATTGTTTTGCAGCATGTTTCTAATCCAATCGCGGGTCTGTCCGTGAAGTAGATCAGTATAATAAGTTACATCTGTAAATTTAGCGTTTTCTCTGTCTGGATTTAGTTCATACCCAGTAAGTTCGCCGCTAGGTCCAAACTTATCTACAACCGCTGGCGGCTGGGTCATAAATGTCCAGTTTTCGGGCTTAATAAGTGTAAGCCTGTCATCTTCTGTCATCCAATCTGGGGCCTCGGCCTGACCAGACATAATAGCCCACCAGTGTTCTTCGTGAGGCGCGTTTGTGTCCATAATCACACAAGAACGTGTCGGCCCCCCTTCAATCATGCGGGGGTATCGCTTTACTCTAGAAATTGCGGCAGTTACGATTTCGCGGCTAAGTTCACGCGCCTCATTTAACCATATAGCAGTAAATTCAAACGACAGCAACTTACGCACGTCTTCATCACGGTCTAAGGCCAAGAACCAAACCTCGGCCTCAAGATCAATTTCTGGAATACGAATATCCTGGCGAAACGGCGCTCTCCACCTCACTTTCCCAAAATCATTCTCAGGAAGCCAATCCAGCCACGTTTTCATAGTGGTTGTTTCTAATTGTGGCGTTGTATTGCGAATTACGCCCAATCTAAACTTTCTAGGGCCAGTTTGCTTGCCTGTTTTGAGGTCAATGCTGCGTTCCTGACCCAACATTAACCTCAAACACTCAATTACACAGCACACGGACTTGCCAGAACCAATTGGCCCCTGCAATCCGCGCACAAATGACGGATCAGACATAAATTTAACAATAGTCTGCCCGTCTGGTGTGTAATTTACGTCAACCAAACCATTACTCCTGTTATTGTAGCTACAGCATTCACGGCCAGAACGCCTTGAAGGACATTCAGCCTTGCTTTGTGCTTTTCTTGCAGACTTTGCAGCTTTTTTTTGTAGTAAACTTCTTCCGCAGAGACAGAAATTACGACGTTTTTTCTTAATTCTGTCAAGGATTTGTGAATAAAACGCACATCTTCTGCGTCTAATTCAAAACCAGCTTTAAAAGCGCTGGCTACCTCAATACGCTGAGAAAGCGTAAGGCTTTTGTCAGTAACGTCAATCATGGCAGTGATCTTCCTGTGGTTTTAATTTGAAAAATGCAAACTAAAACGCAGCAGTTGGTCCTGTAGGCGGATCAGGCCATTTTGAAGATTTCGTATTACAACCTCCAACAAAATTTGCCAATGCTTTAGAAATTATCTTATCCCTGCTCGTCTTGCTCGTAGGCGGTTTCTGTTTAAATCAGCCTTCTGTTTTTCAGAAAGCATACTCATAATTTTGCGCGGCGCTCCACGCGTGACCTTAACTTCATGCCCAGATGCCCGAACACACCAAAAGCCATCCAAGTCAAAAAACCCGCCAGCCATCTTAAACAAACAACCGTTAGGCTTTCTTTCTGTTTTCGCAGAAGTCTTAACGCCCTGCTTTCTTGCCTCAATACTCGCCTCATACTTTACACGGCTAACTAACTGACGATCACCGCGCACAGACATAACTGGCGGCTTAAATACTGCGATCTTTTGCTGGGGAACAACAGGGGGTTTGTGTGAAAAAAATGTCATTCCTCAGCCATTTCCGCACCTAAAGCCAAATACCCCATGCCATCACGATTACTGTCCTCATGATAACCGTTCATCAGCCGACTAACCTTTAACAAAAACAACATATAAGTTACGTCATACGGCGTAAATTCCGTCCCCTTATACATAGTCCACAACTTCGCTATCTTGCCAAAACTCTCGTCAGGTGAACCATAAGTCGTTTGCCTCGGCCCCGTAATTAATTCAGCAGCCTCGCGTAAAGCTTCCTCGCCCTTACCCAGCATCTTGTTCATCCAAAAACCTCAACTTCCTTTGATAAAACGGATCATCCTCTAATCGGGCCAAATCACGTCGCTCTATCGCGTTCTTTTGATGTTCAGCACAAACCCACATGTAACCCTGCCTGTTTAAAGGTATGTCCTCAGAACGCCCACCAT